ACCAAATTACTTGATCAGATGTCATAGGCATTTCAGCGCCTACCATTCTCAAGAAACCACCAATAGTTCGGTTTCCGTATCTTTCTATCTCAGCTTCATAAAGCTCAGGTAGATATTGTTGTGCAAAAGTTCCTCCACCACCGGCAGCATTAAAATCTAAATAGTTATTATTTAATGCCAATCTATTTTGAGCAGGAACTAAACTTGCGGGAAAACTCCCGCTTACATTAAAACTCATGTTTTTTTGTTTTAGTTATTATTAATTGTTCTTTTTTCTTGTTTTAAATTTCAACTTAGAACTATCAACCCCATTAACCGCTTTTACTTTTAAACCACCTATAAAAACATCACCACCAGCATTAGGCCTAGGTTCTGCTTTTATATTATTGGATTTAGCCATTACATCTTTAACAGCATCGGCTTTGCCTTGCTCATAAAAATGTTGTGCTATTGTATCAGCATTTCTAGCTGCATAAACAGCTTTATGGTAACCGACAGTATCACTAATCTCACCTTCTTTGTTTAAGAACTTCTTAACAAATGTACTTAAGCTTGATTGCTTGTCAACAACATCACTTGGATTTGAAACATTATACCTAAAAGTTTTATCACCAACGTTAAAATCGAAACCTTCAAAATCTTCGTTCAGCAACTCTTTAGTATTATTTTCAAACTTATCGCGAATTTGTTTTACTTTTTCTTGTTCTTTGTTGTATCTATTGAAAAAGTCTAGCGCTTTTTTGGACTCATTGTTTACGGTCGGTCTCAACTTGATCTCGTCGTAATACTTGTTTTTAGTATCCTCTAAAAAACTCTTAGCTTTAGCAATTTCTTCTTTATAAGCTAGCTTTTTCTTTTTAATAGCTCGCTCTTCATCCACTTCTTCGTCATATTTAAAATTATCTTCCATAATAAAAGATATTTCATCATGATCAAGATGTGGTTTAGTATTTTTATAATATTCTCTTAGTAGTGCCGCTTCATCTAATTGACTGTAATCTCTATTTAGTCTTGTGTAGTCTTCTATAGTTCCACCTGTTTCTTTCATAAAATTAACAAGCTTTTGTATATTCTCAGGCATTACAGGGGCTGGAGCTACTGGCTCTTCAACTACTGGTTGCTCTACAGGTTCTACACGCTCTACTTCTTTTATAGGAGATTCAGCTATTTTTTCGGTGCTCCGTACTTCTTCAACCACTCTTTCGCCACTTTCTTTGTTTCCTTTTTCTTCGACAACAGCATTGCTATCATCTGCTTTTTGTTCTTGAACGGCATTTTCTTTTAATTCTACTTTATTAGTTTCTGGTTCTGGTTTCTTATTTAATTCAACTTTAGTAGTTTGTTCTACTTTTTTAGTTAAATTTCTAGGCTTTTTAATTTTAAGAGGTGCCTTCTCTTTATCTTGAATTGTTTCTGACATAATATAATATAATAATTAATAGTTTTAAGACATATTAAATGCACTTAAATCTAGACCTTCTGGGTTTTCAGTTTCTGTAAAATTAGTAGGCGACATATCGTTTTTACGCTGACTAATCATTTCACTTTGCTGAGTGCCTGATATTCTAGTTCTTTGATCTTTACGATCTTCTATGAACGATTCTCTCTCTTTGTCTCTACCAATTTTCATTTTTTCTAATTGAACACTGTGACCAAATTGAAATTCCGTTAATTCTTTTTTAAGCTGAGACTCGGTCTGCATTCTCTGTATTTCAAACTGAGATTTTGCTTGCTCTATTTGAATTTGAGTTTCTGCAAGAGCCTGCTGCTTCTGCATTTCTACTAATGCTGCTTTTTCAGTAGTTTGTTGGTTAGCTTGAGCTTGGGCTTGAATATTAGCTTGTTGAGCTTTTTGAGCAGCTTCAGCTTTTTTCTTTCTTCTGTATTTTAAAAATTTATTAGCTAATTGAATATTTCTAACTTCTCTAATATCTATAGCATCTTCAAGATCTATTTGTCCGCTTTTCAAAGCTACTTGAATATTCTCTTCTAACTTAGCTTTTTCTTCTTCATCTGGTTCTAAGTTTAAGAATATACCAAAATCATGAATATTTAATTCAGTTAGCTCGTCCAATGTGCCTACGTTGTATTGAGATATGCTGTTTTCTAAAGCTGATCTAGTTAGTGGAAATTTTAAAGAATCAGCAACTCTTAAAGATATATTTTCACAAGCTCTTAAAGTTAAGAAAAGTTGTCCTTGTAATATGTGTCTTGTAGCTACATTAGAGTTAGCAGCAGCTAATTTTTGTAAACCTACTAAAGACTGCTTATCTGGTAGTGACCCATCTCTAGCTTCATTAAGTCCGGTTACATCTCTTATCATCTGTAGATAGTATTGATAAGTTTGTATAAGACTTTGTATTTTAGCACCACCTGATCCTGATTGTAATTCTTGTATTGGAACTTTACCTCTATTAGCATCTCCATCAATAGTTGAAGATCTACCCACAACACTACCAGTTTGAAAATACATATTTAAAGCTTCTCTAGGATTATAGTTTGTGCCATTACCTAGATCTACTTCTGCTAAACCATCAACGTCTAAAAATACACCGTCTGGAACAACTCTAGCTAATACTTGTTGTATTTTAAGATGAGTTAACTGTATCATATCTGCAAAACCAGTGGCTCTTGAAACTAACGACTCTATTCTGCCTTTGTACATTCTAGGTGCACACACAGCATAATTTAAATAAACTCTATTAGTATCAGCTGTAGGTCTAGTCATATTTTCAGAAAGCTTCCATTGCATCATCATTGGGTGACCTAGTACTTTAGCTCCAGTATAAAGTGTTTCTATAGTTCTTGAAACTCTTTCAAAATTGTCATTAGGTTCTGGATTAAAAGTATCAGGCTTTTCTAAAGCTTTTTCAAGACCATAAGCATTTTTCTTTATTTTAAAAACTTGATCAGAATAAGTTTTATATTCAAAATATAATACTTGAACAGTTAAGTCGTCATTTCTACCATTGTAATTTCTTAAATATTCTGCATTGCCAGGATATTTTTGTATTGTTTCCATCTCTTCATCAGTAAGACCTGGAAATTGTGTTTTTAAATCTTGCAAAGAAACAGACTTTACTTCTCCAGCATAATATAAGTCTTCAAAGTTAGGATCTTCAGTATAAGAATAAACTAAAGTAGCTGGATCTACGTATTCTACACATACGCCTCTAGCTCTATCCCATCTAGTTTTTACAGCACCAATGCCAAGAACTGTTAAGTCATAACAAATTCTTTGCCTTGTTAAATCATACTTGTTGTAGTCTAATACTTGATTTATAACTTCTTCTTCAGCTACTTCTACACTTTGTTTAAAGTCCATTTGTAAATGCACGGCTAACTCTTCTTTGTCTTGAGGAGCTGCGTCTGGGTCAACTGAGTTAAATCCATCAACATTTAAAACAGCTTTAGCTTCTGTCAAGAAATCTTTAGCTACTATGTCTGTCATTAATCCTTGTGCATATTTAGTTCTTCTCTGTGAACAAACTGGATCTTGAGCAAAAGCATTTATCTCATAACTTCTATCAGCTATACCATTAACTACAATATCTACAAACTTAGATAAAACAGGCACTGGCTTCCAGTCTAAATTTAAATATGATAAATCACCGTCTATGGCTAATTCATCTTTATACTTTTGAACAGGTTGTTCACCTCTTGCATAAAGTCTTAACGTGTGATAATGATTATAATTAACAGCGTAACCAGACATGCCAGCTCCACCTCTGTAATTTCTAAACCATTCACCCTCTATTGCTCTACCCACAGCTAAACCATACTCTTCTGTTGCTTTCTCAGCATCAGAAACAACTTGATTTGGAAATGAACTATTATTGCTAGTATAAATTTGCGCCATATTTATTTTATAATTTTTGAAATGCTTCCCTTATTATCATATCTTTTAATTCCAAGATATATAGGTTGTACTTTTAAATCGGGTACAGGTCTATACCTGTTTTTATTACAAGCCATAATAGCAAGTCCAGAACTTATAGTAGCATCATGCTTTGTTCTGTTGTTTATGTTAAAAACCGCCCAATCTTCTAATGTCTTTTGAAGATACATGTCTCCATAGTCTTCATTGTTTAATCCTACATGTTCTTCAATATACGACTCTATAGCAGCTGCGTGAGCTTGCTTAATATCTTCGCTTGAGTTAGGTATGCCACCTATTTCTTTCTCTGTGATAGATAATTTATTCCAAATTTTATCAGGTCTATTCATTGAATACCCTCTGTAACCTCTTCTTTTTAAATGATACAAAAGTCTAGGTTTGTTGTTTTCACACAGTATTGGCATGCCATAAAATACCATTGCCATTAACACATCTTCAAAAAATATCTCAGCAGTTTGTGGTCTTGCTACATATTCTAAAAAGAAATGGTTAGGTGGTGCGTCTTCCATTGAAAACTTGGTTAAACCATGTAAAGCGCCGTTAGATCCTTTACCATCAACAGTTCCACTAATATCATAACTATCACAACCAAAACATCCGATGTGCTCGTTAGCAGGATATTTAATACCACTCTTTACTATTACTCGATTTTGTAAGTTTTTAGGTGGAACCCAAGTTATTAAAAATCTTCCATTATTGTCAGGTATAAAATCTACAGAAGTATCTTTAATACCATTATGCCAAATAAACTTACCTTTAGTTACATTAGCCCTATTGTTAAATTCTTCATTATAATCTATCTGTTGATAAATTCTAGTAAGATTAAACAAACTTTGTTTTGACTCATCTCTAAAAGCATGTTGTTCTGTTCTAGGAAATTGTCTATAATATTCATTTAAACTGTCTTGATCATTCTTTAATCCTTCAACTTCGTTTTCCCAGTGTTCAATAACTCCTGTTGTAATTTCGTAACCATCAACTCCTTTGACTGGAGCATCTTGTCCAGTGAAGACAGGAAGTCCAAAAGTATCCATGAATCCTTCGTAGTTCCATTCCATAGGGACGAAAAGAGAGTAGAGGCCAGAAGATGTTTGCCCGTTTCTATTTCTTTTTGTAACGTCTGAATTGTTGTATAATTTTTTGAAGTTGTTTCCACCTTTATCTAATGCGTTTGAAGTTGAGCCCATCATACACTTGCCTACGATTCTTGA